GTTGGCCTCGTGATTGGTGGTTCACGGGTCAATCGCGGTCTAGGCGGAGATTTCTTTTCTACCGGCCTGTACCGTGTCGTCTCTCTTGGTTTTACACCAATGACAGACGGTTCGACAGACTGCCAGAACTCTGGGTCTAGGCAGTACTGTCCGAATTCCCTGCATACAATGTTGAGTATGTGGAGGAATACCTTTGTAAGGGGGTCGCCCATTAAGACGCCCCTTTTCAAAGTCACAAATCGGATGTCATCTTTCCATTTGTGAGGTTCACCGATTTCTTCCATTAGGCCGAAACCGGTAAACTCGATAATCTTTGGACACAAAGTTGCCCTTAAGACTATCTGTTGTAGGATGTGTGGTATACCACATCTCCTCATCCATGGGATCGCGATTTCTTTCGCTACCTCATGCTGTAGATTGTCTGTCGCCTCGCTGTAATCAGTACATTCTACATATAGGTCCTGATACTCGATTAACTTTTCGGTCAGGTTTCCTACCTCCCTCTCACTGAGCACTTTATGCACTCTGAAGGGAGACGTTCCATGTCCGCTCGAATAGAGGGACTGGAAGAAGTTCCATCCGTGGGCCTCTTTACCCATTCCGGAACGCGAGCTCTCAACCTTTGTTAAAGGCCAAGAGCAAATTTTGTTCACAACGTCTAATACGACTTTGAGAGCAAATGCGCCTTTGGTAACGGTCCTACCTTTACCTGGCTCCTTGATCATGGTGACAAACGATGTAGTGATGTTGTCAGGATCTTCGGTGAGCACATTCTCGAGGCACCTCCAGAATATGTACTCACCCTCGGTCGCAGATTTGTATTCAATCTCGCCGATCTTCTCACCTGTATCTAGGTTGAGAACGTTTGCGGTAACACCTTGAGTGCCATCCCAAACTAAAGAGGCTACTGCAGCCTCTGTACCACCTTCTGCACGAGTTCTCTCGTAGCATGCGGTGTTTTGTATGTTCACACGCGCCTTTGTTGATAAGCCGGTGAAATACGCATCAGGCATTGCGTTAATCGCTTTTGTTACTGATGCCCGGAGTATAGCCCGCTCGTGTGTGCGGAGCTTCTCCGGAGGCTTTGATACGGTTTCTAGGAACTTCTTCTCAGCCTTCATGACGTCGAGCTGTGGGGGTTTCCCCGCACCTCGTGTCTGTGATAATAGACCGATCATCTGTGCTTGCAGTGTCGGGTCTGTCACCTCTCCAACCTTGTAGAACAGTTGTCCCAAGTGTCGGAGCCACGCGGGCGTTTCCTTATCGAATTGCCCACGTTTTTCAAAATAAGACCACTCCTTCCGGTGTGAGTACATTTTGAAAGTCTTCCTAACTCTTTTGAGTTGGGAATACTTGGTCACATAGTTCCAGGCTTCTGGAAGTAAATGACCATCGAAGAAGAGGTCATCAATTAAGTTTGACATCTTCTCCAGAACGAACAAATCAAATTTGTTCCAGTTCCATACTTCATTGGGAAAGGCAAGAAACCTACCAATGAAGGCTCCATCGATCGTTTTTAACATCTCGATGAAGTGTCCTGCTCGAGATTTCGTACTACGGATCTCGTCAGGATTGGCGTACACTTTAGACAAATATTCTTTTGTCCACCGTGGATTGCCTCTGCCCTTAAGAAGCCATTTAATCTTCTTTCTTAGGCAGCGTGACCACCCCTGAATACTTTTATCTTCAGACTCGGTGATCATTTTACTGAGCTTGTGACCCCAGAAGGTCCGAGTCAGCAAAAAGTCGATCTTGATATCGACATCAGCAAGGTCAAACCATTTGAGCCTTGTCCGATCCTTCCCTGTATAACCCTTAAAGTGGGATACACGGATGGCATCTGTCAGTCTGTTTACATCAGACGGATAGAAC